TGGCACTCACCCTTGCCTCGGTGTAGTAAAGATTCGTTCCCTCAGTTACTTGCGTAGTGGTATAGTCCCCACTCGCTGCCACAACAGCACCCGTTCTACCGAACACACTCGTTACCGCATCGGTGTTGTCATCCGTCCATGATGCTGTGATAGTGCCTCCATCTTGTTGAGTAAGGGTAAGTGTCTTGGTTGTCGTACCCGTTACAGATGCACTATTTATTTTGTCATTATAGGCTGCATCCCAATTGGCAGTATTATCAGTCAGATATGAAATAGTTCCACCTGTACTTTTAACAATACCGCTACCAGATAAAGCAGCCTGTTTATTATTGAAAGTTGTCCAATCAGTAGAACTCAATGCTCCATTTGTAGTTCCGCTTGAAAGAGCAAGTGATAAAGCCTGACCAACCAATGACAATCCATTAGCAGTTCCAATGGTTACAGCATCATGAGTAGGGATTGTCCATGACCTATCCAAAGATAAATCATATGATACTCCATTAATAGTTAAAGTCCTACTTGTAGGAACACCACCCAAACCACTAAGAGTATAAGTCGGAATGTTCAAAGTTCCGCCTACATATGTAGCAGAGCCACTTGAACCTGTTGTAGTCAATGTAATCGCTGCCCTTGCTCTTGCATCGGTGAAATAAAGGTTTGTGCCTTCAGTTACCAATGTGGTAGAGTAATCACCAGATTGAGCAATAACCGCTCCTGTTCTTCCGAAAACAGAAGTTACAGGGGCTGTATCATAATCGGTCCAAGATGTAGTTATTGTACCTCCATCCTGCTGAGTTAAAGTTAAAGTTTTTGTAGTCGTTCCTGTAACTGATGCTGAATTAATTTTATCATTATATGCAGCATCCCATGTAGCCTGACTTGCTGTTGTAGGTATTGCATAACCCGTAGCCATAGCCAAAGCCAATGTTCCAGAACCCGTAATAGGATTTCCCGAAATCGTAAACCCTGTTGGAACGGACATATTCACAGAAGTAACTGTTCCTACATTCCATGTCCTATTAGCAGAAAGGTCATAAGCCGTTCCATTAATTGTTAATGTCGTTGCTTGATTGGCAGGAGTATATCCAAGAAGTGTTTGAATAGTAGCACTTTTCCATAGATTAGTTGCAGTATCTCTATATAAAACACCTTTATTTATATAAGGCTTTGGCTCTACATCATGGAGTTCATCAAGTTCATAGCCATTATCTATTTTGACATAAATTTTGCCATGCTGACTATGTGCATATTCTACATAACCAATCCTTACACCATGATTCGGAGCAACAGGTTTTATATTTGTAATTACACCTGGAGTGGTAGCACTCAGATACAAACTATCTCCATCTGCCCAAGTTTCTCCTTGTAAAGAACCTGTTGTATTTATTTCGGTAACTTGACCTACATTAACGATAAATCCTTCTTGGTTATTTGATATATTCTCACATACCATACCAAGAGTTTCAGCACTATTCAAGTCATTGTTAGCCTGTGCTAATTGTACAGCCAATCTTTGACCTTGAGCAGAAGTAACTCTTACTACCTTGTAATCGGTTCTGTTTAGTGTTGCTCCTGTATTATTAACAACTCTTGCAACCAAACTCTGACCGATTGGCAAGTTATATGTATTGCCTTTGAGAGATAGATTAACAGTTCCATCAGTATTGTTCCAAGACATCACTCCTTCTGCTGAAGGTATATTGCTGCTTGAAGGATTGTATCTTACATAATCAGTTATCAGACCATAAGTACCTAAATTTAGGTCCTGTGTTGCTCCCGTATATGGAACATATCCACTTGTAGCATCTGAATAGATATTGAAGTTCGGATATGTACCTGTGATGACTGTGCTTCCTGTTCCTGTTAGGCTAACAACTCGGTCAGGTGCTGTGTTGGTAATTGTTAAAGTTCCTGCTGAGGTTATCGGTCCACCTGTTACGGATATACCAACTGAACCAGAAGCATTAACTGAAGTAACAGAACCTACCCCTGCATCAACCCATTTGGTGTCATAATTAGTAGAACTATTTTTTGCCAATACTTGATTAGCAGTTCCACCAACAGGAACACCTTGACCCGCAGGACCTTGAGGACCTTGAGGACCTGGACCATTAGAAACATCAACCTCAATTACAGAAGTAGAAGCATTGACATCTACAACCTGATTGGTAACGTTTACATCTATGCTCGTTTCAGTTGCATTAACTGTTATCAGTTGCTCCGTTGCATTAACCTCAATGCTCATGCTTTATGGTTTTGTTACATCATCATAAACAATAAATTCACCTTCAAGATATGTCTTTACGACACCGCCAGAGTAACTAACTTGTAAATCCCATTTATAGTTCCCTTTATCAATGTTTATCAGTTTGCTTACACTTATTTGATTATTTCCTGCTCCTGTGATAGTTATACCAGAACCATTTGTCAAAGTCATTGTAGGTGTAGCCTCGCAGCCTTTAACAATATGAATGTAAATGGTAGCACCGACCAATGAGATAGGAGTGCTGTTCTGAGTCAAGGCAAAAACCTCTACCCATGTGTCATTCCTCCACATTTTTATATCAAACTTAGCAGGTCTAAAATCGCTTCCCATTTCTTTTTATTTAAATAGTTAATTATGAATAATTGTAATCAGAAGGAACTTGGCATCTATTATAGATGTATGGTAAATCCAAAGTTAAATCTGTCTGCCATCCTGTTAGAATATCTGGAGTATTCTCCATGAATGAATTTAAGGTTGCAGCATTTTGCAAGGTAAAATCAAAATCATTATAGTCCAATTGAGCAATAATATCCTGAGCCGTTTGTAATTGGTCAGAGAGAACATCATTGTAATTGGTTTCCTCAGGAAGCAATCTATCCATGAAGAAAAAGCTAAAAGATAAGGATAAAACCTTGCCTGATATGGAAGCATTTGATAAATCAAACAACATGACAGGATATTGAACATCTGAGCCTTTAGACAACAAATCAAAGGCACTTCCGTAGAATACTGTCTTGATTTGCTGATGAGCATTTCCGATGTCCTCTATCTGCTTTATCACTTGATTTAATGTCATTTCCTTGCTTTTGTTTTTCTAAAAATACCCTAAGTTTCTCCTGATTCTTTTTTGAATAGGTCTTATTTGCCATTGCAGCATCTGTTTATGTTACCTTGATATTTCTCTTCAAAGGTTAAATATCTGCCATCACACCAATCATCTCCGAGCCAAATCGTTGTAGTGTATCCTTCATTGTCAGGAACGATTGTATCAACTCCTGAGCCTGGATTGCTGTACTCACTAAACTTGCTTTGGCTATTTTGTTGCTTCAGCCATTTTATCAATCTCTGCTTATAGAACTCTGCCCTTGCAGAATACCTATTCGCCACATCAGTCAATTCAGATGCTGAGGGTTCTGTCTGCCCATCACCGCTTTTCCTTACCACTCCTTTATTGTAGTATTGATAAGACAAAGCCATTGGCAGTTCACTCATAACATAGTAAACAAGGCAAGGTGTTATGTAAGTGTTAAGCAAAGTTTCCTCATCGCAGTTCAAATCACCGCACTCAATCCCATCTTGCAATCTCTCATAAAGGGCAGTTCCCAAAGCAGGGAGAATGTAGGCATCCTGAGCATACAAGATGTCAGGAAAGACCAACTTAGGGTCTACATTAAAATGCAATCCTGTCCTGTCCTTTATTGTATCAACTGAAATGAATAAAACGTTTCTGCTCATTATTTTTTCTTTTTAACTACTGTAACCTGTTCCCATCTATGCCTACAACTAAATGAATCTCCCCACCATCCACCGCCTCTGTCAAAAACACTATAACCAAGCATGGCACTCAGCCTTTCTATTGAATCCCTTGTCCATGTCCTTTGCTCTCTCATCAATCTTCTGCAAAAGTTACGGGATGGATGCTCGGGAGTATCTCTTTCTCCAACAGGAACGATTGGCTTCCAATCATACACATACTTAACCTCAAAAGTGGTAATCTCCATATCATCAACCAACTTATTCAAAGGCTTTGTCAGTTTCCTTGTTTGCTTTTGAGTATCGTAAACAACCGCACCTTTTTCTATCAAATAAGATACCCTGCTCTGAACAAACTCTCTGCTTTTACCGACTGCTTTAGCCATCTCATCAATGCTGATTAATGGGTTATCATCAATCAATTTTAGCAGTTGCTTGTCCTTTGTTTTATCAATTAAATCTTCTTCAGCAAAAGCCTGTGCTTGGCTAAAAACCGCCCTTCTGCTTAGTATCTGATAATCTTCTAAAGGCTCACCATAGGCAGCGAAAAGACCGATAACCTCATCTTCGGTCAATGATTTATTGAAAGAATAATCTTCTGTGTCTGGATTGTCATCAATTCCCAACATAACGTTTACATCATTGTCAGTCAATCCAAGACCTGATTTTAGCATGGTAGAAGCCATTTCTTTGGTCAGTTTACCTTTGCTAAATTCTCTGATTATCCTTTGTAAGTGCTGATATTGTCTACCTGTTAGATTCTTTAAATTCTCGTTTATCTGTGCTTGTTCGGCAGCAGGAGCAGCAGCAGGATTTACCTCAGGCTGATATTGGCTAATGTCAATACCTGCTTTCTCAAGCAACCATTCCTTTGGTGCTATCTGAAGCAAGGCAGCCTCACTAAGTTCAAACCCAATAGGCTCAACAGGCTTGATATACATTAAAGTTTTGCTTCCCTTGATAACCGCCAACATATTGAACACAGATTCAAGGAACTGCTGTTTATCGTTTGAATAGGTGCTTTTAAATATCTCATAAGCATCCCTTATTTCGGTTCTTGTTCCCAACTTGCCAGGCTCGGCAATACCGAACAATGAAGGTGATGTTATCTGATGACCTGCGAACAAGTTTTGTTGAATAATAGCATCAACTCTGCTGAAGTCCTCTTTTGTTATATCCGATGCTCCAAGGTCCTCAATAATAGGTTTCCTTGCAGGGTCATTGGTAAAAGATAAGATAAATTTCTTTCCGTCGCTACCGCTGAACCTATCTGTAAACCTTCTTTCAATGTTCCTCTTTTCATCAGGTGAAGGTTCACCATTAGGAAGGGTTATCAACTTAGAAGCAGAGAATCCTGTCTGAGCATTGCCCAAAACATGACGGCTGATTTCAATGTCAGATTCAATATAATTCAAAGAACCCATGTAGCCAGGCAAAGCATAGGTATCAAGTCCAGGTCTATACTCTTTTATGTAAAGAATCTGCTTTCCTTGTCTTAAATCAGTATTGAAGGCATTCATGATGATAGGCTCATACTTCCTATCGTTCCAATCCTTTTTATACCAGAATTGAGTATTGTCATGATTGCTACGAATCTTGGTGTAATCAATATGTGAAACGGATGCTATATTTCCACCCGTAACGGACCAAATTACCTCAAGATAAGCACCTCCAAAAATCTCAATATCAATACTCACCTTCCTTGTTAGGTCATTCAAATTCTCATAAGGGTTAGGTGATTTGATAAAAGATTCAGCAGCAGGGTCAGCCTCTTTCGTTGCCCATCCATTGCCAATAATGTAGTTTACCTTTCCCTTTACAATGCTGTTATGTTTAGCACTTTTGTTATACAGAGCCAAAAGATAGTTCGGGTAGTCATTGCGTTCACCGAACTCAATATAACCCCCTTTGCTGCCTTTCTTCTCCCTGTACTCAGGCTGTCTTGCCTCTTGGAAATTCAATATGATTAAATCGTTCATCATCTTGTTATGTATGTATTATCAACCGAATGCTGCACATAGCTGAAACTTTCGGAATCATTTAATCTCATTATCCCCTCTTCAAGCAATCCTGTCGCTTCTGCATACTCCTTATTGTAGGCACTTGCTTGTTCATAGATGTAATAAAGCCACTCCCCTGCATCTGCCCAACCGAAGTATTTATTGACATCAATGCTGAATTTATTGTACCTATCCTTGAACAGGCTAACATCGGTAGCATTTAACAAAACAAATGTTATCTCTGCTCTCGTTTCACGATTCACGAAACGAAAAAGATAATTTGGAGCAGTCAATGTTTCCTTCTCCGTTAATGTTAAATAGATAAATTGGGTACTATCTTTCGTGAGATGTATCATTGTAACTAAATAGAATTATCTTAACTTTTTGCAGGAAAAGAAAAAGCCACCCCGAAGGATGGCTCATTTCACTAACCTATTAAAAACCCCAAAGCCTTAGGAAGTCAGACCTGCAATGATACCGCTGTTTACCTCAGGAGCAAGAGCAGCCTCAGCACCTGTGAAGGTGAGAGTGTATCCGCTTCTATCACCTTGAGCAGTACCTGTGGCAGCGTTACCTGCTGTCAGGTCAATGCCGTTGGTTTTACCCAAAAGCCAGTATTTATTGTTGTTATCTTGAACAACTGCCATCAGATTATTCTGTGCCAAAAGAAGGATTTCATTCCTTGTATTGGCTTGAAGTTTATTGAGAATGATGGTCAACTCAGGAGCATAAAAGACAGTTCCGTTCTCTACAGATGCTGTTATATTCTCAGTAAGGCTTCCTGTTTGCTTTACAAGTTGGTACTTGTAGAACACCTTACCTGCTGATTTGGTAATCGCTGAAACAACACCAGATGCCTCGGTTACGGCAGTAACATTATCAAAAGCGATAAACCAAACGGCTTTAATACCACCTAAACTGTCTTTGCAGTCCAAAGTATAACCCTGTGTTAAAGCACAAGCCATTTTGTTAATTTTTTAAAGTTATAGAAAGATGGGAGATTTTACTCTCCCACCTTATTTGTTAAATCTTAGACGAAGAACTTCACAATCTCATCAGGGAAGGCGAAGTTAACACCCATCTTGAATTCAGATACGAAGCGAACTTGGTCAGCCTCTTTTGCGTAGAAGATTTCAAATCTTTCTTCTTCGTTCAAAAGGTCAGTACCGATGAAGAAGTTACTGATACGAGCAGCTACAATCTTACCGCTACCATTCAAACCTTGAACAGCAATTACCTTTACGTTTGTGCCAGGCAGGTAGAATTCACCATTAGCTTTGGCATCATATTGGTAGTGGTAGAGGTTGCTATTCTTCAACTTAACTGTGTAAGTACGGAAAACATCCATTCCGCAGAAGATAGCGATATCATCCTTGTCTACAACCTGTGCAGGGATAGCCTTGTAGATATCATCAAAAATAGATACTACGTTAGCATCGGTGATAGAGGTTTCAACAGAACCATGATAAGCTACTGAGTTAGCATTTACAACAGAACCACCTGCGGCAGTAATCAAGGTAGTGATACCTTGGAACTTGTTGAGGTTTACATCAACTGAAGCAGTTGAACCTTGCCACAAAGTTTTTTCCAATTGGTCAGCAATTTTAGCTGCTTTACGCTGAGAATACTCTTCAGAGTAAACCATGCTGTCATAGCCAGAACCTGCAGGGAGAGCCTTCTGCAAATACTTAGCTTCAAGGTCTTTCAAGCACAATGCTTCGTTTACCTTGATTTTACCTACTGTTACAGTCCTCTGAGTGAAAGAGGTAGTACCAGAAGCGGTGAAACCACAAGAAGAACCATCTTGGAAGATTGCATCAGTATCCATGATGTTGATGGTTTCGGCAGATTTTACACCTACCATAACGTTGCCCTTATCTTTAATCAAAGAGGCAGTTTTGCTACCCAATACAGATGAAGCTACAAGCAGAGCCTCATTTTCTTTTGTATAGTTAGCCAATGTTCCTACACTAAATCCCATTTTATTTGATTTTTATTGTTAAAAAAATTTTACTTTATTGATTTAGCAAACTGCAAAAACCTTTCAAGTTTTGCCTCTTTGCTTTCTACATGAACGTTGAATTTGTCCTTTGGTTGCTCGGTAGCTTCAGCAGATGGAGTGTTAATGAGTTGAACCAAAACATCAGACAAATCGCTGATGCCTTTGCTGAATCTTGCCTCTTGTTGTGCCAATTTAGCATCATAGGATATCTTGATTTCATCCAATTGCTTCTGCATTTCCTCAATCTTCTTCTTCATCATGTCTTGAGCAGAAGGCTCAACAGGAGCATCAGGCATGATTTCTTCTTCTACCTTGTCAGATTCTGGAAGGGAGATTTCAAGGATAGTTCCTGCTTCATCAAGAACGATTTTAGTACCATCAGCGAGTTCATGCTCACCAACAGGAGCAGGAGATTGATTACCTGCTTCATCTACAATCATAACTTTACCGCCAAGTTCAAGTTTATCAATCAGAACTTTCTGTCCAGACATCAAAACGTACTCTTTAACGGATTCAATAGGTTGGGCAGATTCCTCTGCCATTTGTGCCGCAGGTGCTTCCGCAACAGGCATCATGCCGTTGTCAGTGAACATCTGCTGAATCTTTTGTATAGCTTCCAATGGAGTCATAAAACGATTTTAGCCATAATTAGTTAACTATTTAACATTCGGCAAAATAGAAAAGGCTCAGAGAATATCTAAGCCTTTACTTTATCTATCACTTGTATGGGTTAGCGGACCTGCTCCAAGATGGCAACTATCTCCTGCCACATCGCTTCATATTTCTTATCGCCTGTTTTTCGGTAGTTAAAAACCCCTTCAACGGAAAATCCTTTAACTTTTCCCTCCTTTATCAGTTTCCAGACGTCATCATTCTCCACCTTAAAAGAACCGAACCATGACCCATCAGGTACATTTTCAAAACCTAACATTGGCTTGATACCACGCTTTTCATCACTTATCCAAGATTCAAACATGGTAAGTCCATTAACAATGCTTCCGCTGTCATGCATCAAATTAACATTTTGATGATAACCTTTGCGGAAAAATTTCTGTGCTATCTGCTTAATGGTGTCCTTTGTGAATTGAACATAGTATTCACCATTTTGGTCATTCCTGTAAATAGGAGTATCTGCTAACATCAAAGGACCTGATATAATCTTTTCTTCCTCATCTTGAATGGCAAAGGATTGCTTTTCAATCTGCCTAAGTTTACGTTCTGCCCAATCAATCATGGCATCACCGCCCCACGCATCCCACATAAGACCACCACACCCTTCAGAGTATGGCACATCTTTATTCTGCTGATGCCTACGGAAACCGCTAATCCTTGCAATGGTATCTCTTGTCAGGTTTTCCCTGTTGGCTATTTGATTTGCTCTTATTTTACCTGTTGATTCTCCGCAATCTCCCCAACCATGTTCTTCTACCCATTTCAATGCTCTTTTAGCATTATTTACCGCTGCCTCTGGGTAATCATTATATGAATCTTCAGCGAAGGCAAGGAACTGCCTCTCAATGGCAGGGCGGTCAACCAATGCCACAAAGTCAACCTCTACATCGCTGTCATCTTCGTTTGTAATCTCTAAATTGAAAATAGGTAATTTCTTTTCCATATTGTTAAATTTATCCGAGCCTTGCTGCTCTGTTTATTCTTGTTATCTTTTCCTGTGAGTTAGTAACATCGCTTTCCAATACATAGGCTCTTGAAGTCGCTGAACCCAATTGATTTATGGATTGCTGATTTAATTGTGTAACTGTGTTTTGAATAGGTGCAGTTGGAGCAATAGGAGCAGCACCCGTAGAAATGCCACCTGCTGAAGCATCTGCCACATTTCCTGTTCCTTTAGCAGAAGGTATCTTTGTGCTGATAATCTTTTTTACCTGTACCAAACCTGCTGCAATAGTGGCTGCTGCTGCAATAGGTCCAAAAACACCGCCCTGTGCGATTGCTTTGGATGCACCCTGATAAGTATTGATAATTGCTTGAGTTACGGCTATCGCTTTACCTGCTACACTATTTTGGTCAACCAATCCACCAATGATGCTAAGTGTTGATTGTGCTGCTGCTATCTCTGCCTCTTGTTTAGCTTTAGCAAGAGCAATGTCAGCCTCAGCAGCCTTTTTCTTAGCTTCACCAAGTGCATACAGATTATTTAACTGCTTATTAAGTGCATCTTTATCTGCCTCAACAAAGTTATCTAATGCTGTTTTTTGTTGTAATACTCCATTTACATAAACCTTTGTACGAACATTATTGCTTTGTACAAATCGTGTTTTAGTAGCTTTATCTTCATCATCATATAGCTTTTCTCTTGCTGCCTTCTCATCAGCTATGGTTTTTTGCCTTCTTTCTTCTGCTTTTTTAGCATTTTGTTCTGCAATTTCATTAACCCTTTTTTGTTCAGATGCATCAAGGACTTCCTTCTGATTTTTTAAATCTCTGAATTGTTTTAGCTCTTCTTCAGATAACTTACCTTTTGTTTTTAACTTTTCACGAAGAAAATTCAATTCATCATCAGCCAATTTTTTACTCAACTGATAAACTTCTTTCTCTTGCCCTCCCTGTGCTTGTAATACCTTTATCCTGTTCTGTATTTCTTCATTTCCCCTCTTCGTTTTCTTTTCAAGAGCATCAAGGTTACGTTCTGCCTGAGATGTAATTCCTACAAAGTCAGTAAACTTGTTTACAAGGTTGGTAACAAATGAACCAAGTTTTTCAAGACCTGGAAAGAGTTTTAATACTACTTTTTTAACCTCATCAAAATTAGCAATTAGCAAACCTACTGCTACAACTAAAGCACCGATACCTGTGCTGATAATAGCAGATTTAAGAGATTTAAAAGCACCTCCAACAGTATTCTTTACAACTGCACTCAATTGCTTGAAAGAATCAATGCTTTCGCCTACTGTTTGCAATCCTTGAGAAAGTGCTAAAGCAGATTGAACTTTAACCAATGTTTTCTGAACATCCTCACCTTCTTGACCAAGCAATCCCAAAGCACCCTGTACCGCAGCGAATCCACCTGCAACACCAGAAAGAGAAGAAGATAATGCTTTGAATTTAGCATCAGGATTGAAGGCATCTGTCAATGCTTTGGCATCACCGATAGCATCCTTTAGCTGTGCTGCTCTTTTAGCTGCTTCAATAGCTTCTTTTGATGTAGCACCAAACTTTTCAGAAAGTACAGTTACATCATTTTGTGCCTGTCGTAACTGCTGCTTTAATGAGCCAACCGATTTACCGACATCACTACTATCTACTTCAACTTTTATGCCTACTATTTCCTGTGCCATCTTATGCGTATGTTAATTCAATCACTTTTAAAAATTCAACCTTTGTAGTATTTAAGTCCATAGGATTGTAGTCCATGATTTTATTAATTCTCCAAAGGCTGCCATTGATATATATCAGTTTGCTAAAATCTAAGCCATAGATGTCTGATTCCTTCAGCAGCATATTGCAGGTCAGCAGTTTGCTATCTTTATCAGTTATCTCAGCCACATTCTCGGACCAATAGCCATTGTAAAGGTTTGCTGAAGGATAAGCAGTAGCCAGAACAAAGTAAAGTTCTCTTGGTGAACCGAAGTTAATATCTGCCGTTGGAGCATCAGGGTCATTAAGATGCCCTGCATATCCATAATCGGTTTTAGTTGTTAAGGTTGTTGCTCCGTTTTTTATGGCATAAGATGTTACACCTGTAATTTTCTTAGCCTGTAAAATTCGGATAGTATGCTCTGTCTTATCCTCTACATTGGTATTGGATAGCTTCAGAATGGTGCTGTAAACTTTATCTTGACCTGTATACCCAACCAAAGGAGTGGATGCGAATATCACCTCAGCTGTTTGTTTATCATTTGCGAACTCATAACCTGTGTCCTCTATAAAATCGCCATAGGCTTGAGCATACTTTTTAAAATACTGCTCATTGTAATAGTCCACATCAGTTTTGTACTTGAACTCAAAATATCTGCCATTAAGTTCAGACATAGGCTTCAGCCTGATTACTTTGCTGTGGTCCACCTTATATGTCCAATCTAATTTTGTTCCTGTCGTATCGTAATAGTCAATGTAAGGCTCTATGTTCAGATGCTTTGATAAATTCTTATCCTCTGTTACATAGAGATTGAACATTTTAACAATTGATGCAAAGAAATCTCTTTGAAAGATACCTTTCGGAATACAATTGTTAATTGTTATCGGCTCATTGTATCCAACAGGAACTTGGCTTATAGTATCGCTAACAACCCACAAAGCACCCTCATCAACTGTGTATTGAGTAGCAGCACTTGTTACATAAGCATTGATAGTGTCATTCGTACTGAGGCTCGTTGCATAGCTAAAGTCCACGAAATAGCCTTGAGGCTCGGAATAGACAGTAAATGTCTGAGATGCCACATCCGTTCCGTTCTTTTGCAGAGAAACTGTTACATCGGTAGAAGGTGCAGGGTCTGGAAATACATCCGTAAAATCCCCTTCAAGCCTTAGCCTAAGAGTGCAGCTGAATGTAGTTGCTCCGTTATACCTATAAGCAGAACCAACCAAAGTAAAGTTACCTGCTGTGGTTGTAGTAAAGTCAGGATAATTGTCTGTGTTATAGGTTGCTACATTTGCATTGGCATAAAAGGCATTGCTGCTGTCCGTTGTCAATGTGGTAGCATTGGAAGGGATAATCAGCCTTTTGAATAGATTGGTAGTAAAGAAGGTTGAGGAATAGGTATATCCTGACCCTGTGATAATCTTATCCATGTATTGCTTTACATAGAGGGCAGGTTTAAAGGCTTTAAAATCCCAATCTGCCTTGTTTGTACTTACCTGCCCGTAATCAATCAAAGGATAATAAACCCCTCCACCTGATACGTTATTCCATGAATCAGCAATTGTTAATTCATTCCAATTCTGATTAGCAATGCCGAAGTCAATATCCTCAAGTTTGCTGTTACCTAAAGCGGAAATAAATCCTCCTAATTCCCCAAAAACAGCACATTCATACTCTATCTTCTCGCCATCAATGATTACTTCTAAAAGCCTAAGAACACCTTTAAAGATTTGAATCTTGTCTACATAGATATAACATGATGCTGACTTGGCAGCATTGAAGTTGTAACCCACATTCGGTTGTCCCTGATTGTAAGCATTGGCAGAGCCGAACTTGAATATATGACCGAATAGCTTATTGTTAACATCATTGCCTGGAATTACTATGGTTTTTGAAAAAGATGTATTTCGTGAAGCGAAGTCCTTGATATCATCAATGGCATAGGTGAACTCCGTTGATATGTCTTTTGTTAAATCAAGCCTTTGATTCTCTATGTAAATTTCAGTTCTTATCATCTGAATTGGCTATTGATTTTTTGATTTACCTCACCTTCAATCTCAAGATTAAACATTTTATCCGATACCCTTAGCTTCTGCTGCCATTGGCTTGAGGTTATGTTAAATGGATAATAGTAACCTCCCTGCTCCATGTAAACCTCAGGAGAAGCCAATAATTCCTTTATCCAATTGTAGTTAGTTTGATTGATATAATCGGATGTAAGCCTATATGTTACAGATTGGTCAATAGCAAAGTTTACAATACCTGGATTGATTCGCTTGTAGCTGTCATAGGTCCGCATAGATGTGCTTCCAGAATCATACTGCCAATTCATTCTTTGATAACTTTTTTTATCCATTGCCCTGCTTTCCTTATTAACCAAACGGAAAACGAAGGTGTCATAGCCTCCCAATTGGTTAAGGAAATGCAATGATATGGGCGAGAATCTTGGGTTGCAGTTTAGCTTTACCTTGATTTCATCGGATGTGGTAGATGAATAATTTAACTTTACACCATATGCATAATCAGAGGAACTGATAAAAGATGAACCAAGGTAAGTGTTAATAGCAGCAGGGGAAACATCAAGCAACCCAAAGCTACTGATTGTTTCTGATGAGCCTGTAGATGGACTGCCTGAGGTAGCACCCGATTCAGAATACTTTTGTATCGTTGCAGTCATTGATGTGGTAGTACCCGATGCATTCATCCAACCGATATACATCTTTTCAGAGAAGGCACAATCAATGTTTGATAAATCCCTATTGCTTATCCACTTGGTTACAAAATTGCTAAAATATGATGTTGATGGATTGCGGAATGGTGGATTGTAAAAGTTAAAGGCTTTGTAAGTAGCATTTGTTAAATTGGTATAGGTAGTTCCCCCGTATTCCTCTCCGTATTTTATTTCATAGTTCACATAGATATCATCGCCATCGTAACTGAAAAGTGTTTGTGTGCTGTTAGGCTTGAAATAAGATGCTAAGTAATTACGTACAATGTTCCCTGCATTGAAATACCCTTTTGAGGATGTAGGGTCTGGATATTGCTTTACCCTTGCTACCTGTACGGAATTTATGTAGACATCAAAAACAAACTTGAAGTTGGTAGATGCCACGTTTGTGGATGTTACCACGAACCAAAGGTCATCATGTGCCGATGCATAGGATTCGGGAGTGCTATTTACTGTTATTGCCATTTTTACTTGTTCTTGTCATTAATTAGGGAATTGACCTGCTTTACACCTACCCTGATGTCTGCACCTACCGCTTTAGCCATTGCTGCTCCGAATGTATCGCCAAAGTATTCATCAATGGCATCATCAAAATAACCTGTTTTAGGTAAACCTCTGCTCTTGATTTTCCTTGCCAATAGCCATGCTCCCTGCCTGGATGAATCCAATTCGGATATGGCTTTACGTTTTCTTTGCAGTCCACTTTTAGTTGTAGATGCTGTTTCTTTTCTGCTTAACATTCCGTTCCTTTTCATCCACTTTTGCAGAGCCAATACCATAGGACCATTGGATGAAGGCATGGCATTGCGGAACTTGTAAGGTGAGTTTGGTGATTTACTGATAAAACCCTGCACACCTTTATTTACAAAGTCATAGTATTTAGCAGATTTGGAAGATACAGGATAACCTATTTCAATGGTATAAACTCCTGATTGATTTATCAGTTCACCTTTAGCTACATCTTTGACCAGGCTGCCCGTATCAATTTTGTTCAGTTCCTTTAGATTCTCTTGTACCTTTTTGATAAATTCAACAGCATACTCAATGATAGTCCTTTCGGTTGCAGGTAGATTGGTAGTGCCTATTTCCTCAAGTTTGCTCAGTTCATTAAGCAGGGCTTCATTCGCTGCAATCTCGTTCTGTATCTGATTAATGCTTTTTGCCATATGCTTGTTTTATCAATTCGCTTTCATACTCTGCTTTGGATTTTAGATAGGCAAGGTCATTGAGGAAGTTCAATGTGTTTAACTCATAAGCCTCTTGTAATGGGATTCTTTCATATTCGGCAACCAGTGAGGCTTGATAAAACCATCCAAAATGCTGCATAAAGCCTGATGTGCTGCTTCTGCCTGATACCTGCTCACTCCCTTCTTCATCATGTCCGCTATCAAATAATCCTTTGAAATCTTTATCCAAACTCTGTATACTTGATAAAAAAAAACAACCGAACCGAGAACGGCAGTTATCGGAGCAGATAACATATCATCCGAATAGGCTGAATGGTCCGCTGCATTATACTTTTTATCTTTCCATCCGAGCAATCCCCTTTTCTGAGGCATAACCATACAAGCCATGATTCTGTGCAGGTTGCCATTAACATCGGAACTGAAGTGCTTAGATTCAATATACCGAGCCACAGGCATCTGCCTGATGTCATATAGGCACCTGTAACGATTCCCGTTGATTTTAAGCCACTTTACAGCCTTAGGCTGTATTTCCTCATGCACAAAAGAAATAGAGGCAAGAAGAGGCTTTAAATGGCTTATGGGTAGGCTGTCAATCTCATGCTCTGTCTGATTAGTCAATATGGCTGCTGCCTTTACGGATATGTCCATATCGGTCAGACCTTCAGCATTGGCATAGAGTTCATTTAACTGCTGCCATTGAAAAACTGTTACATCATTCCATGTCATAATTGTAAATAGATAAAGTTTGATAAATTATCTTACTGCGGTAAATATCGCCGTTATATTCTAAAGAAATGAATATCTGCCTGTTCCTGTATTACTCTGAAGGTGCTGCCATGCCAGACCCAAAGCCATAACGCAGTCATCATGGAATCCTTGCGGTGCAGAATACCTTACCCCTGTGGCTGTGTACTGATACTCAAAGATTTCTAATTCCGATGATATTGCCCCCTCAGGAAAAGTAATCCTCCTTTGCTGAATGGCTGAAGCCAGACCGACCATTAAATTCTGCTTGGATGTTTGGCTGAACTTAAAGCCTGTAACTTCTAAGCCTTCCCTTTGCAGGTCCTCAAAGATAGGGTCGCCCACTCCTGTACTATCCATTAGGATGGGTGCTTTTGTTAAATTAACGATTGTCTGCTTTGTCTGCCTCCAATCCTTTTGGAATCTGTCAAAGTATGCGACTGAGCCGTTCTTATCCAAACCAATGATAGCAGTAAAGTCAAAAGATTTAGCAAGGTCTATCCCGTAACAAACCACAGGATATGTTGATAAAGGAAAAGTGCATTGTCTGATAAAAGCAGAGCCGAAAGGGTTGGCAGCATTCTCGGCAGGGTTCGCCATGTACTCCTGCTCAAATACCGCCTCTGGAAGTTGTGTTCTCGCATCATCTACCTCCATTTTATCAATGTACGGGTTGTCATAAGTGCTGAACTTGAAAGATGCCCAATCAAGTTCTCCGTTAACACCTTTGAGGTACAAGGAATAAAAGTAATTCTTACCCTTAGGAGTTGAAAGGAATAATGCCCTTCCCTTGTAATCGGTTAGGGTTGGTCGGATTGAGTTTAACCATCCATCCTCTAAGTTAGGAATGAATGAAGCCTCATCTATCACAACAAAATGGAACTTCCTGCCTCGCAAATTATCAAGCCTCTCACCTGTAAAAAATTGGACCGAGCCATTATTCGGAAAGGCAATTGTTAAATCTGACCTATTGGATTCAAAAGGAACTGCCTTGGCTAATTTATCAAAGAAGGTTTTTGCAAGGGCATAAGTTGGGGTTATGTATGCTACTGCTCTGCCTAAGATTGCATTGGTGATAATTTCTACCTGTGATAGTTCTGATTTTCCGAACCTCCTACCGCACATGACAACACGAAACCTGCTTGAATTGTCAAGGATTCCTTGTTGGTTGATATGTGGAGCAGGTAGTTCAAGAATCATAGAATTGTCTTACCCTGAGTGAATACTACCTCTATTTTGCCATCGGTTGTTACCTGCTGAGTTTCTTTTGGACGCCCATACACTCTGCTCAACAAAGTATCTATTGAATAAAGGCTTCCTTTCTTTAGGCTTGTCATCAAAGCATTTGCTATGGTCTTTTCTAAGATTGTGGCTTTAGGGTTATCCCATACCTGCTTCAGTTCCTCCATATCCATTGACATGATTGTCTGGATAGTATCATTAACCTCACTTAACTTGTAGCCTTGCTCCTTTAACAAAGTAACATATTTCTTCGGTCTGCCGTTAGGATTAGCAGTTTCTCCTTTTTGAAGGACTTTTAATTCACCACCATGAGATTGTTTAATTCTTTTTGCCATTGTTTAGCCTTTGTTACTTTTAAAAACGGACCAATCTACTAAATGGTGATATCTGTTAAATCGTATTACAGTTTTAGCATATTGTGGCCATACTGCTTCTAACATTTTAGCTTTTAACAATTTCTTTTTTGGGTCATTCCCTTTATACAATTCATCTTGATTACCGCCCTTCATTTTTGCAGCAGTTGATGTTTTATTTGTCATGTAGTAAGTACATGATGCAGTTGTGCCACCGTTATGCAAAATTTGTAAGCATAAATCAACATCCTCGTTATATTTAAGCCTCCATCTATATGGCAATTCATTTTTTATCAGCATTGCTGAATATACATGACAGTTTACTTTAAATGGAGTTTTTGGTGGTTTAGCAACAAAATATCTATATTCAAATCCTGATAAATCTATATTGTTTTTATGAGCAAATGATTCTACATATAGCAATGGCTTATATCCTTCATTTATATAAACTTTTTTTGAATTTACCCATTTTGCAAATCCAGAGATGTTGTCATCAAAAATCCAATGCATTTTAGCACCTTGTCTTATTGAATCTTCCCAACAGAAATTTCTTGCAGGAAATCCACCCAATCCAAGATTTGAAAATGGTAATTCAGTAACTCTATTTTTCCCTAATACTTTTTGATAGTATATCTTTTCTTGTGGTTCAACTACTACTTGAAAATCTATACCATAATCAATAAAGAATTTAGCAGTTAAAGGATTTTTATATCTACCTTTTGATATTATGTAAATAGGGTAGTCAGATTTACTTGCCATGCTTGTCCAGATTTTTTTGCTTCTACACCTAAACTTTTTAAATAACTTTCTGCTTCTTCTTTGCCGTCAAATATAAAAACAACTCTTTGCAATCCTGATGCTTGACCAATTGGGTCAAATTCTTCTGATGTATCTATTTCATCTTCAGACATATTATTCAATTCATGACCATTAGCCCAATTAGGAATATCCAATCCCCATTCACTTAGTTCTTCACTATCCCATTGATTTGCTAAGGCTTCCCAATCCCATTCTCCAAATCCTACGTTATCCTTAATGATAAATTGCTTCTGTTGTTCTTCTGTTAAATCTTCAGCGAGTATGACAGGCACTTGCTTCAGTCCTGCTTCTTTACAAGCCTTGAGCCTCATATTTCCTCCAAGAACTATATTATCAGCATTTATGACAATAGGGCGAAGGTTTAGCATCTCAGGGAATTCCTGTATTGATTTAACAAGTTTCTTGAACTTGTCATCCTTTATCAATCTCGGATTGTTCGGATTAGGCTTGATGCTTGATATTGGGGTTATTGTTATTTTCATTTTTTAAATATATCAATGAGTTCTTTTGATGTGAATGCTGCTTCTATTGCAATGAGGACAAAAGCGAAAATTATCATTCCTATTGTCATGAAATAAACTATCTGAAAGGTCCTAACGATTATGAACCAAACATCAGATAAATAATCCTTGAAGGTTACTTTTTGCTCTGGTTTACACTCTGGCAATGTGGGCATAGTGATTGGTTTTGTTGTTTATGAATTGTGATGGTATATTTCTTTCGGCAGTTTCGGCAGGTAATCCATGCTGCCACAAATTTAGCAAATGATTTCATTCAATGTGATGTTGTATTGTTCAAAGATATCATTCAGTTGGACTATGTTAATATGCTCATACTCCATAGCAAGTTCCTGTATCTTAAAGAGAGCAAGAGCCATGTCCGTTGATTTGATGCATCTCATGTGAGCCATCCTATCATCTTTTTCATTGAGGTTGAATCTGATTACCGCATTCATAGTTTTGATGTTTTGTTAAATTTATGCATTTAATTCGGATATTTTACGAATTACATCCTGATTATTGTCATAATGTTTTCCAATGTTAAGTTCTTTTACCTTTTTTATCTTTTCTCCATTTGAACCTGTGGCATAAACCCTGCTCATTGGAATTCCTAATTCTTCAGCCAATGCTTTCATTCCTGATACTTCATGCCTGGCAGAGATGATATAAACTATCTTGCCATCTGCGATGTCCTGCTTTGCTTTATCTTGGTATTCTTTTTTTGTTAAAGTATCATCATAATCATAAGACACCTTGTTAGAATCTGCTGCATACTTTCCGGAAGCAAGGATGGCTGTCCATACTTCAACTGCTTTCTCTCTTGTTGAGTAGATGCAAGGTCCATTTCCGATTTTCCACTTGCCATTTGATTCACATTTAGTTACAGGCATGATTCAAAGATTTGTTTTCGTTCTATATTTATTTTTCTGATATCAAAGTTTTCCAAGCACCACTCACGATTGGCTTCCCCCATCTCTTTTCTATAAATAGCATCTTTGCAAACTTTTTTAACAGATTCAAACCAATCCGACTGCCTGTTTACTTTTATCACATGAGGACATTCTGAATAGGGTTGAACATTTGAGCAGATAACTGCCAAGGATTTAGTCGCTGCCTCCAATACTTTAAGATTGGATTTCATGCCGTTGAACCTTGATTCTACCAAAGGTACAAGGCTGACATCTGCTTCTTTGTAGAAGTTAATGTAAAGGTCCACAGGCAATCCCTCTCTGATATTTCCATTCACATTGAATCCTGAGAGAAAGTTATCTATCATCCTGTGCCAAATGGGGGTTTTTATTTTATCATCAGGCTCATATCCGCATATCTGAAAATGTGCCTTGCTTTTAATAAAAGGGTCTGCTGATATTCTTTGCATCGGTCTTTTTAGAATAGCCATATCTTTTTCATGGGTAGCCGAACCTGCCCAGATAAAACGAACTAAATCTGATTCTGTTTTATCAGTTGTGAATTGGTCCTCTCCGTAAGGCAAAGCATTCGGAAGGATGTGTACGTTGTTATTTAGCTGCTTGATTTCATTGTATAGCCTTTCATTTGTGCAGGTAACTACATCTGCAATCTTGATATGGTCAATGATTCGCTGCACAGGATAGGTAGAATAAAGCATATGCCAAACATCAAGATACCAGTAATCATCGATATCTACTATCAACTTAAAGCCGTATTTTTTGCGGAGGTTGTCAATGCTATTCGCCTCATGACCTATAACATAACGATTGATAAAAACTATGTCATATCCTTTCTCAAGTTCTTCCTCTGTTAATGTATCTGTCAGCATTGCATACTGCTTCGGTAAATACATAGTAGGAATAAAAAGCCTATGATAAGATACTCCTGATTGTCTTGAACCGACTGCTAAAATTCGCATTTGAATAGTTTTGCCCAGGGTGTTGGGTGTGATAGATTCTGAATTAATTGATAACCATGCTTTGATAAATCTTCTACCCATTTTTCATGGCTCTGCACATGGATATGCCCCCACTCAGCATCCCAATCCGTATGCTCAGGAGTAGATGAGAAAAGAATATAGGTAGGCTTTATCTTTTTGAATAACTGATTGATTTCCTCATCGGTCATATGCTCTGCAACCTCAATCCATGAAAGAACATCGGTAGTAATTGGCTCATCTATAATTGTTAAATGTGGAGCATTCTCTTTTATGTATCTTCTGTGTGGCTCAAAGATTTCATAAACATAGGTTTCCATTCCTGCTTTGTAATAGGCATCAGCATAAACCCCCGTTCCTGCTCCATAATCAAGAATGCTCTGCCCTAATGGTCTGACAATCTTTGCTACTTCTGCTGCTAAATTTGTGAAAGCAGGATTGTCAAAACTTATTCCCATTTGAAGTTCTGCTTTTAAAAATTCTTCTTCACTAATTTTTATACCATTGCTGTATTTTTTTATTATATCTTTTTTATTATCCATCTATCAATTTATTTAGCATTTCATTTCTAACATTATTTGCAATTTCTATTGCCTTTGATAATTCATCATAACGACCAATGTTTATACCACCTATCATTACTTTATATTTTTTTCTTCTTTTATCCCAACAAATACCTGTTGGTAGAGTTTTACCTTTATTTGGATTTCTGTTTAACATATTAGCTTTATGTGAAACACCTCTTAAATTTTCTATTTTATTATTTCCAGGATTTTTATCAATATGGTCTATTATGTCAGGACAATATCCATGATGCATCCAATAAATAATTCTATG